ATATCTTAGCAATATCGGCAGAAGTTTCCTTAATCTCTTTGTCCGTTGCTTCTTCCGCTGGGGCGATCAATTGACCGGCTAGATTTGGATCGATTGCTTCTAAAACTTTGCGAAGGTAAATGTCATAACGGGCTTGCCCCTGTCTGTCATACTGAGACATTAATTTACCCACAGTATCCAACTTCTGAAGAACCTTCTCCTCGTCCTGGTTCATACTATTCCAAGTGATATTGAAATCATATATCTCAGCAGTCTCATCGAGCATGAGTTGAGCGCCTTGCTCGTTATTCGTGACTCTGAACCAAATTTGTGGACCGCCATAAGTTCTGTCCAAGCACCATACGCGGTTTAAAATCTGTTTAAATCCATTGAGCCATTGGTTTACCAAGTGCTGGCGAATGCTGTTGGCTTCAACTGCGTCTTCGGCGGAGGTTGCTCTGCCGGTGATCTTGTTTGCGAGTTGGCGGATTTGCATTTCGACTTCCATACTTGCCGGTGAATACCGAGGGATCTCCATAAATCCAACCTCTCCTCTTCGGCGGACCGGCAAGTGTGCCCCCGGCCCTAATCTCTCTGGGCGCCTTCCAGCCTGGAATTCAACAGGGGGTAAAGTACTCATCGATGCGCGGTCTCTTCGAGCATCCATTTCGGTCTTGGCCGCAATCTGATAGGACTTTAAAAGCTCAGGATATCCTCGGGAATCGAGTAGGCGGTGATTTAAGTTCTCGCGGGTTATGCAGACAAATGGATAACGACCTTCATCGTACTCCATCGGAGAATGAAACCCATGTCCTTCGGCTTCGTCTGCCCAACAGGTAATTGTGCAGATGGGTACATCGTCCTCATCTAATTCCTTACGATATGTTGTAATGACTCGCACCATACCTTCGTAATTCTGTGTGCCGTAAAAGTTGCCGGAATCGTAAGACATGAGGTCGGTGGAATAACTTTCATCCGAATAAAAGCCTTTCGAGTTTTCGAGGACTTCTTCGATCCACTTCTTATCCCATCCCTCGTTGACCTTCTGCATTAATGCTTCGGGGCTGTAATAGTGGATGCAATGAATTGACCTGGCAGACTCTAAATCAATCACATTTGAATCGATGATTATTTCCCGTCCTAATTCATAAGCCTTAATGGCTGGTCTGTTTACTACCGCCTTTTCAGTCGGGATTTTTGCCTGACCGGTTTTGCGAAGTTCATTTATCATCTTCCGAACCCGTCTCTTTTTAAGATTAGGAAATAACGGAAATAACATTTCCTCGACTCCCTCCTTCATCTCAGGATCTTGTATCGCCATTGCTAACTCGGGACTCATTTGGGCGATTTCATCGAGTGATATATCTTTAAATACTCGAGTGGTTTCACGCTTCCAGTAAGTGCCGAAAAAAGTAATTCCATTCTGTAATAAATAGTTTGCTCCGATGGCGGCCTCCCTCGGGAGTTCCGTCATTGAGTTCATCCGCCATTTCAAAAACTCGCTTACCATCTTGGCCGAGCCAATGTCTCCACTCTCCACGGGAGCGGCTACGAGGTTGGCCTGTGATAACGATTGAGAAAGTAAGGCTACATCTCCATCAATTAGGGGATTAATAAGATTTGCTTCCAAATCACTTGCCCCGTCCCAAGGGAATGCTTCCGGTCCGTTCTTCTTGCCTGACTCATCTTTACCAGCCCACTCGTTAAATCGACACTCCCTACCCTGTTCCGCTTTATCCATCCAAAAAGAGAGATCCGCTTTCGCATCATCGAACTCCTTTTTAATGGCATCAATATCCGGGCCTTTTTCGCTAAATTCCTGAATTTCCATTTTTAATCTCCAATCTTAACATTATTTTTTTGAGTTTTTTCAGTGCTTCTTTTTCGACTCTGTGGACTGCAACGAGTGGCACTCCGATAAATTCTGAGATTTCTTTAAGAGTATGCGTTTTCGGGTCTCTTCCCGTATCCATTGCCGCCAATCCTTCTTCGACCACCATTTCTCTGAGCATGGCATCGATCCTCTTTTCCTGTTCGTCATATGATTCGGTACAGATCATCATCGACCTTTTTTACGCGGACCATGCTTTTAGGCGGATGATTTGCTTCCGGTCGTTTCACGCATCTCGCCACTCCTTCCCGATCCGTAAATTCGATAAGCATGAGGCGGGGGTTGGGGACGAGTTTAAGAACCTTCGCATTTTCCACCATCTCCTCGGGGACCGGTAATTCCACTTCACCGTCCGAATCCTCGATCCATATGCCCCGACAGGTTGAACGGGGGATGTCTAATTGCTTGCTGATCTTCGGCCAAGACATTCCTGTTTTCCGCAAAAGTACCACCTGGTCACGCTGCATTTTTGTCCACTTCTTAACTTTTCCCATAATTAATATCCTCCCCCACCTGTTGATACCATTTCCTCCTCACTGAAATATTCGAAGTTCCCGATGCAAAAATAACGGCAATTATCAACCAGGTCTTTGCTCGGACATTTTAATCCAGCACTTGGTTGATAAGCCTGAAGACAACTTATGAGATTTTGGCACTCGTCCGAAAACATAAGTTTAGGCTTATTATCCAAATCCATCGGTTTATCGCGGTCCCATGCGAGCAGATTGTTGATTGCCTGAAGACCGGTTTCGATGTCTAACGCTTCCGCTGGCTGAACGATAATATCTTCGTCCGATAAATCGTCTATGATGTTAGAACTACCTTCCGCTTTCTGATAACTCGCCGCTCCTAAACGGGGGTCGATTATCCGAATTATTTCACTATCCCCACATATCTTCTCCATCCTTCGGATTTCTTCTGCATAATCTCTTAAACCGTACCCGTTCGGTTGGGCTGCCTCGCCAGCGGACAGCTTGTCCTTCGTTAGGTCAATCCAGCCTCCCCAGGTATCGAAGTCGGGGAATTCCTTAACTGCCCAGGCTACCCCGTGAGGATCGATTGCAAATAATACCATTGTCCAAGGTTTTGCTCCCGCTGGATCGATTGAAAGGACCCAATTTGCTTCGGAGAAATCGGGGAGTTTTTCCGATTGGACGAAGTTCTTGTCGGTAAGATTGGGAAAGATTGCCCGACTTTGACGAACTGGGACTCCATAAGCCCGACAAAGGATAGTCTCCCTCTTCTCTCCCTCTAACTGATTCTTCATTGCCGCCCAACCGCCAAAGGGATTCGCCGCTGTGTGGAAATAAACCACAGAACTGGCTTTGCGGATGGGCTGTTGAACGAGGGGGACTTCTTCGCCATCTAGGAGGTCCGCTTTTGCCGATTCGACTGTTCTCGCTCCTGTTAGCATACTCTTTACGACCGAGTTCCATCCGTCTACTGCGGTGAAGGAAATTAATCCACTTGCCGGTCGAACTACTCCATCATGCGGACTCTCATGCGACCTTGTGACACATCTAAACCTGAGCGTATTCACCCACGACATTGGCACCAATTCGTCAGCCCAAAATCCAATGTTGTGGGTGCCGGTTGCCGGTGGAGAGGGACATCCGATTTCTCCTCCTTCGATTGTACTGATGTCCTGACTCCAATTTCTAAAGATGCACTCGGACCGGTTAGGCAGAGTAAACTTTGAGGCAGTAAATCCATTACGAAGTGAATACATGACATATCCAACCTTACCTCTGCCTAACGATTTTAACTCTTTTGGGAGGTATTTGAATACGAGCTTCTGCTGAAATTGGATCGAATTTGCCGATGTTTCTGTTAAACACCAAATAATTGTGCCGGGATTTTCGACTAAAGTCTGAACCACTCTCTTTGCACAAAGCTCGGACTTGCCAGCCCTATTCCCTCCCATAAGCAGAATTTCCGAGTGAGTCTTCAGTTCCTTATCCGCTAACTTCCAGGTATCTAGTTCAAACCCGTGCCGGTAGGGATCATCCTTTTCGAGCTTGATCGCTTCTTCCCTTTTCTCCCAGTATGCGAGGATTGCTTCGGGGGACATGGACAGCATCTCCGATTTTGTCAGAGGCGGGAGAGCGGGGTGCGGTGTCCAGGTAAGTGGCATTAGTCCGAGTGTAGCATTTTCAGACTGCATCTACCCAAAATTAGTGAAATTTTGTTCGGACATACTGATTATCAGGTACTTACGAGGAGTGGCTTATCGATATCGATTAATCGTACCTTGCTATTCGTGTTCGGGGTAAAAAAGCTTCGGAGGTGGGCAATTGGTGGAAATTTTTTTATGGGCTCTAATCGGTCTTGGTGATCGGCTGGCCGCCAAATCCGACCCCCCTCCCCCCCTCCTTTGTGGTAAAAATGACATACGATTTACATAAGTCGTTGATAATGGTCAAAAAGTGGTTCGTATAATAATGATTATGTCTAATTGTACTTGCCATTATCCT